GTCGGCAAGCGTGATTGGAGCGAGTGTCAATGACTTGCTCACGCTGCACACCCCAGACCGCCTGGATCGCCCACGCTGGCGCCGACGGAAAGCCCATCGTGATCCGGCTGGGCGCGGAGAAAATCCAGATCAGCGCGCGAATCTTCGCGATCCACCACCCGTACGGTGTCGTGCAGATCGATGTGAGCGGGGAAACGGTGACCGCGAGCGCGCATCTTACGCAGCACCCCGAAGTCGCCGAGATGCCTTAACGAGAGAGGCGATACGCTTGGTGGTCATGGGGACACCGGAGCCTGGGGGAGCGGCATCCAATGCGTAGCGTCGGCAATGCCTTCGACGTAAAAATCGCTACCAGAATTCCAAACCAGCCAGCCGCCGTATTTGGCATATTGGTAGTAGCCAAGCTCTTCCGCCCCAGCGCCATCGATGTATTCCGCTGCGCGCACATCCAGCCGGTCCGGTATCGTCTCACCGAAGACACACAAGATTTGCGTCCCGTCTTTCGGCGCGGTGTCGATCGATTGCCAGTGGCCGCAGGAGGCCGGATCGGCGGGTGCAGGAATAACGGCCATATCGCTCGGCAGGTTTTGATGCGCCCAGACGGCCGCTTGTGTGCGGTTCGAGACGCCGAGTTTGCGGAGAACGCCTTTGAGGTGAAGCTTGATCGTCGCCTCTGCCAAGCAGAGGTCGCGAGCGATGGCCTTGTTCGATGCGCCACCCTTCACCAATTCAAGGACGCGAATTTCGGAGGCGGTGAAACCGTGAGCGTCGCGCATCAGACGGCCCCTCTTGCGTGAAGCACGGCGAGGAAGTCGGAAAGCTGAGACAGCGCCTCGTGTGTGAGGCGTGTCAGTCGGGGAATATCGTGCTGCGATACATTCGGATCGCGCCTCAAAGCATCGGCAAGTGCCGCATTCATGGCGATAACGGCGCCGCATGCGCGCGCGTGCCGTCCACCGATGCCGTTGCGTTTCGCGTGTGCGAGATTGAGGATCGCCGCGCCTTGCAGATGCGCGAGCATGCCAGTGATCAGAAGATCACCAGCCGCACGCTCAAGGATCAATGTTTGAGAAACCCCTATGTCATCAGGGGAATTCGCATCGGTGTAGCGTTGGACTTGCGAGGTCGAGACATGCAGCAGAGCAGCCGCAACCTTATTGCCGCCGAGCTTGCGGGACAGTTGCCGCGTTGCGTCCTTCAATTCTGGGTGAGTACGGCGCGCGGCCACGTTAAAACACCGCCTCCGTGTTTTTTAACCATTTACACCCGTAGCAATTGCCAACCGTTAAGCGCATGCTTTCCTCAATGCCCCAGCAAGAGGCAGTGTGGTGGTGGTCTCGGGGATTACGGGCGATGGGAAAGAAACGGCGCACGTCAGGCCACCTTGGCCGGAAGATCAAGCAAGTCCGTCGCCGTCACGGCTCCAGCAGTCTCCTTATGGATAGCCTCTATCCGTCCAGGCCCCGGCTTCGACGTGCCAGAGATCAATTGCGAAATGAAACCGGGAGTGACGCCGATCTTCTCGGCGAACTCGGTCTGCGTGACGTTGTTGGTTTTGAGCCAGTCTGCGAGCTTCATGCAGACGCTAAAATATTAGGGAGGCTAAGGTACAGTCAAGCTAAAAATTCGGCTGAAATTCTTAGTGTCGCTTTCTGGCCGAAAATCAGCAGGTTGGCGTACCTTCATCCAATGGCGCGGAAGTTCAAAAGCCCCAAAAGGGTCCCCCACTTCTTGCGGGAGTGGCGCACCTACCGAGGCATGAGCCAAGAACGGCTTGCGGGACGCCTAGAGGTTTCGTTCGGGCTGATTTCGCAATGGGAGACGGGCGAAACCAAGCTCACTGAAGAACGTCTTCTACAGCTCGCAGACGCGCTCCAGTGCGAACCTGGGGACATTATGTCTCGAGATCCTAATTCCCCCGAATACAAACTCTGGCGAATTATTGAAGGGCTGCCGACGGCAGACAAAGACCAAGCGCTCCGGGTCATCGAAGCCCTCACCCGCAAAACTGCTTAGCCTGAAATAACTAATTAGTCACCGTTCGGGAAGGCGCGTTCGCGTCCTATAGCGTGCCTAAAGATTTATCTTGAACTGTAGTCTTAGCTAGGCTAAGGTTCTCTTCATCGGAAACGAGCCCGGTGAGAGACGAAAATGGCACAGCAAGCGCTCAACCAACAGATTTCGGCCCTGATCGACATCAACCCAGGCCGTGACCGCGAATTGCCGATCATCGTAAGGGGCGCCCAGAGCGGGCTGCGGTTTATCGGCTTCGCCCAGACCACCGAAGACGCCGAGATCATCGGGCACCTTTCAGGCTTCTCGTTCGCCAAGGTTTCTCGTGCCGTCATCAAATCGACCGGCCAACAATTCTTCACCCTTCACTGAGACGGGCGCTAACCCATGTCCGACACCCCCACCCTCCGCATTGTCGAAGTCGATACGACACGCCCGCTCGCTGGCTCTGACTATTTGAACCGGCCCATCCGCTCTCTCGATGAATTCGCCGCCGCTCAAGCGCAAGCCAAGGCCGATCGCGCGGCCAGTGATTGGGGCCATCAGGCAACGCACCCCACCTACGACACGAACCGCGGCGAAGTCGGTTCCCTGCGCCACACCGCGACCGAGCCTCACGCCGACGAGCCGCGCATCACTTGGTATCGCGACACCGGCACCGTGACGTTTCGCGGCGAAGTGCTCGGCATGGCGTTCATGGGTAGCGCAACGAGGTGCTACGGCGTGCATGTCGAATATCGCGGCGCGTCGCTGATCCGAGGCGACATCGAAGAGATCGGCCAGCTTTGGTCGCGGCTTCGGCTGTGGATGTCGGAGCAATTGCTGAGCGAGGCGGCGAGCGCGGTGGCCGCGCAATGACCGACCCCATCACCTCCCTCCGCTCCCGTCTCAAACAGACCGGCGCATCCCAGGCAGAGCAAGACGCGCTCGAGGCGCTTGTCGTGGCGCGGGATGAACTGGTGACGGCGCTGAAATCTGCGGTTCTGCAAATCGAATACCTGCACGCGAAATTTAAGCCGACTGGGTCCGGGAACGGATGCATTTGGCAGTCTAATTCCGCCCTCTCCAAGCACAAGTCAGCGGAGTAACCGAAGGAGCAAGTACATGGCCCGCAAATCCCAATCCCTCGCCATCGTCCGCGATGAGCCCAAGCCAGATCTCGATAGCCCGGAACGATTTGCACTGCGCTGCCGGCACCTAAAAACCGGGACTGGCCAGCCGTTGCAATCGAAGCTGTTCCAATTGAGCGCTGAGAAAGCAAGCGATCCGCTGCGGGGTGTGTCGTGAGCACCCCCGAGACAATGTACGGGCGTCTATCCGGTGAGCCCGGCGTGATCCATGAGGAATGGGTTGGGCCGGAAGAAGAGCGCGAATTCTTTCTCTCTCTCGCGCGCGAGTGGCTTGTCGCTGCGCTCATGGTGGGACCGCCCATCTATTGCCTGCTGACGTTCTTCCATATCGTGTCGTGGTGGGCGTGATGACGGCAGAAGTAACTCAGCGCGGCGCGCTCGATATGCAGGTTTGCGTCCCAGACGATTGGACCGACGAACAAGCCCGCGACTTCGCTAGCCGCCAAAACCCCTGCGGCACCCATAACGGCTGGCAAATCCGCCGCGATGGCGACCCGATGCTCGCTGGCGCACCCGAGCGCGTGAAGTGCGAAGGCCGCGACGGGCACGTTCATATCATGCTGGATGCATAACGATGACCCCCGACCAATTCCGCGACGCCCTCACCACACGCCGCGCCGAGCTTGACGCCGAACGCGAGACCCTTCGCCTCCAACGCGATGATATCGAAACGCGCGATGCCCTTCTCGCCCTCCGCGCGGAGGAACTTTCGTGGGCGCTCAAACAGTTTGACCTCGCCCCGAAGCCTCCCGCACAAGAGACGAAGCCGAAGGAGAAAGCGCCGCCGCTTCCGAGCGCAGAATGTGCCGGGGCCATCCAGGAATGGACCGAACGCGAGAGCCTAGCCTCCTTCACCGAAGCTGCGGCATTCGCTGCGTTCGATGGAAAATACAAGAATCGCACGCTCCGCGCCGCGCTCAAAGACTTGTGCGCCAAGAAGATCATCTATTGGCGCGTCGAAAATGACCGATACTACGTCGGCAATCCCGATGAAACCGAACACCGCGCCTCTGCTCAACCAGAATCCGACGCTATCAGAAAGGATGAAGGCTCGCCGTCAGATTCGGCCCCCGAAAGTGGAGGCGCGGTAGCCACATCTGAATTCCCGGAGACGCCCGCATTCCTTCGGAGAGCGCCGAGCAACAAGGCCGAAGCGGCCGAATAAGGAGGTAGCATGGCACAAGCAGAACTAATCCAGCATATCGAGACAGACACCCAACACGTACCGGTGCCTGCCGTCACCCCGATGCAGATGCTCCAGCTTGCCGTGGAGAAAGGCGCGAGCATCGAGATGATGGAGCGCCTGTTGACGCTCCAAGAGCGATGGGAGTCGGGCGAGGCGCGGAAGGCGTTCGTCGTGGCGCTCAGCGCCTTCAAGGCCGAACCTCCCACCATCGTCAAAGACAAATCGGCGAGCTTCGATAAAGGAAAAACTTCCGCCTACAGCTACGCCCGACTGGATCAGGTCGCCGCCGTCATTGGCGCGGCGCTCAGCAAACACGGCCTATCCTCGCGCTGGGAAACGTCACAGGCCGATGGCAAGATTCGCGTGACGTGCGTTCTCACTCACGCCATGGGCCATAGCGAAAAAGTATCGCTTGAAGCTGGAGCAGATACGAGCGGCAGCAAGAACGCAATCCAGGCCATCGGTTCGGCGGTTTCCTATCTGGAGCGATATACGCTCCTCGCCATCACCGGCTTAGCGGCGTCCGACCAAGACGACGACGGAGACAAGGGCGACCGCAGCGCGATCACTGCCGAGCAGAAAGACCAGCTCATAGAGTTGATCAAGGACACGAACGCGGATACCCGGAAGTTCCTCGCGTTCGTTTTCCCAAAGGCAGACCCGCCGATCACAACGCTGGACGAAATTCCTGTCGCGCGATTCCCCGACGCGCTCGCCGCTTTGCAGCGCAAGAAGGCCGAGCAGAAGGACGGAAAATGAGCGCCGAGATTTTCCATTGCGAACAAAACTCGCCCGAGTGGGTGGCTTGTCGGCTGGGCATCCCAACGGCGTCCGAGTTTAAAAGCATCCTCGCTAAAGGCGAGGGAAAGATGCGAAAGACTTATTTGTACAAGGTGCTTGCCGAGCGCTTCACGGGCGAGCCTGCCGACAACTTTACAAATTCGCATATGGAGCGCGGTCACGCCATGGAGGACGAGGCCCGTCGCCTCTACGCCTTCCAGAAGGACACCGATCCCGAGCAGATTGGCTTCATCCGTAACGGCGACGTGGGATGCTCGCCCGATAGCGTCATCGGCAAGAATGGTTTGGTCGAGATCAAGACCAAACTAGGCCACCTACAGCTTGAGGCGTTCTTTGCCGACAAGCTCCCTGGCGAGCATCAAGCGCAGGTGCAGGGGCAGCTTTGGGTCGCCGAGCGTGAATGGTGCGACTTCGTTTCGTACTGGCCGCGCCTACCTCTTTTCGTCAAGCGCATCCACCGGGACGAAGCCTACATCACTGAGCTTCGCAAGGAGGTCGAGCGCTTCCTTGATGACGTGAATATCCTTGCGGAAAAGCTTGTGGCGCGCGGCGCGATCCCGGCGCAGATCGTGTTGCCGGCCCCCGAACGTAACCCACTGGTGGCCGCGTGACTACATTCGAGCCGCGCGCCATCCCTGTCCCGCTCGCCGAGGGTGAATCCCTCAACTGGACCGGCTGGCGCGAAGCAATGCGCGAGCATATCGCCGAGGCGCAAACCGAGATTCAACTGAGCGCGATTACAGACCTAAACCAACAATCCCTTTCGGATTGCTGCGAGCGTGGGCCAAACTCCTATCGGCTGATTTGTGATGCGCTCGACCGGCGCCGAGTACAGATCGAGCGCGGCCTGCCGTGGAGCGGGCAATGAGCGCGCCATCCCCGATGTATTTCGAATACACCGAGGACGAGGTGATGCGGCCCCTTGATCCGAAGCGGGCGGCTCGACAGTACGCAATCGGGGCGCATTATCGCCTCGAAGTCCGCGAAGAGCGCAGCGAGGCGAGCCATCGCGGCTACATGGCGACGGTCACCGAAGCCTACGAGAATCTGCCGGAGCATCTGGCCGAGCGCTTCAAGTCGGCTGATCACCTTCGCAAATTCTGCCTGATCCGCGCCGGCTATCGCACCGAGCGCTCGATCGCTTGCACCTCCGCCGATGAAGCGAAGCGCTTCGCGGCGTTCGTTGGTCCGATGGATGATTTCGCGGTCGTTCTCGTCGACGGCTCACTCGTCACCGTCTTCACCGCCGAATCACAGTCTTACGGGTCGCAAGGCAAAAAGCGCTTTCAGGAAAGCCAACAAGCTGTCCGCGACGAACTCGCCAAGCTCATCGGCACGTCGACCGAGACGCTAGAAGACAATGTTGGTCGCGCCGCATGACCAAGCGCCAAGCGCAGCTTCTCGCCTTCATCCGGGCGTATGCCGTCGAGCATCAAAACGCGTCACCATCCTATCAGGAAATCGCGGTCGCACTGGGGCTGCGCTCAAAATCTGGCGTGCACCGGATCGTCCATGGTCTGGAAAACCAAGGGCTGATCGTCCGATCCGAGGATTTAAACCGCTCTATCCGCGTCGTGGCTCCGGACCAGATTAAAGCGACCGCGCTTCTCACTGAGATCGTCGAGCATTGGTCATGCCACGGGACAGAAGGTCTTGGCCCGATCATCGCGCGTGCAAGCCGGCTGGTGGCGTGATGGCGTCCCGCAAAATGCAGCTTCGTCCGCGCCTCAGCATCGTCCGCAATCGGAAGCTGCGGGAACAAGTTTGGGAGCGCGATCAAGGGGTCTGCTGCGATTGCGGCAGGTTTCATTCGAAATGGGAGGCGGAGCATACCGTGCCTCTTTGGTCCGGCGGTAAGGATGATCTCTCAAATGTGGTCACTCGCTGCCCGCCGTGTCACAAGCCGAAGACGGCCCGCGAGGCAAAAGACCGCGCAAAATCCGACCGCGTTCGCGAAAAGTACGAAGCGCTGAAGCGGCGGATGAGGGTCGGCTGATGGTGCGACCCCTCACCTTCGGCAATACGCCAGTGCCGTACACGGTATCGTGGACCGAGGAAGAACATTTTTTCGTCGGCCGCTGTGCGTATTTCGGAAAACTCGCAATTTGTCAGCGAGTAGCGCCGGGCAAAGGTCAGCCGGCTTTTGGCAAGCCTCACAGTCAACGGCAGCGAGAAACCATTGCACGCGGCTTCTGCGATCTCTGCGGCCGAACGCTCAAGGATCGGACCAAGGTCTCGCTATCGCATGCTCGGCCGGTCGCTCACGGCGCCGAAGGTCTAGCGATTCTGCAGGTCGAGCCGCTGCTTCATCGCGAGTGCGCAGCGTTGAGCATGAATTATTGCCCATCGCTGCGGCGGGATATCCGCGCCGGGACGCTCATGGTTCGACAGGTGACGCGTTGGCGCGCGCAATGCGCAGTAATGTCGCCCGAGTATGTCGGCACGATTGTAGGCAGCTACCAGCCGAATCCCGACGACCGGATCCTCGGGCATGCGAAAGTCGAATTGATGAACTGGATCGACCGAGACGAAGCGTGGCTCGGCAACACGACATCGAGCGACACGCGCCCGCTGAGCGGCCCAGGCATCGAGTGACGGCATGACCGACACCACCCCGCAGCCCGAGAAAGACACCATCCTCATCGCCGTGCCCGAGCTCAAGCAGATGATCGCCTGGTCCTTGCTCTGTCTCGGCATCATCAAGACGAAGAACGAAGATTTCGACGTGACCCCGACCGAGGGCGGTGTCGTGGTGCGCACATTGAGGGGAAGGTAATGGACACTCGCGAACCGATTCCGAACGCGGCGCTCGACGACCGCCTTGCTTTCGTCGGCACCTCCGGTTCCGGCAAGACATTCGCTGCCAAGGGCCGGGTCGAGACCTTGCTCGAGATGCGGCACCGCGTCGTCATCGTCGATCCGCTCGATGTCTGGTTTGGCCTCCGTCTCGAGCTCGACGGCAAGACCCCGGCTTACGATGTCGCGATCTTCGGCGGCAAACACGCCGATCTGCCGCTCAACGAGCACGCCGGCGCCATCATCGGCGAGGCCATCGCCACGTCGAGCGAAAGCTGCATCCTCTCCCTGGCCAGTCTCCGCACTAGCGCGTCCCGCCAGCGCTTCATGCTGGCTTTTCTCGATGCGCTCTATGAATGCACCGACCCGGACAAGCAGGAGCCCTACCACGTCGTCTTTGACGAGGCCGATCTTTGGGCGCCGCAACGCCCGATGGGCAACGAGGCGATGCTCTGCCACCTGATGGAAGAGATTGTCCGGCGCGGCCGAGTGAAGGGCTTCATACCGTGGCTTATTTCACAGCGGCCGGCGGTGCTGAACAAGAATGTGCTGAGCCAAGCCGATGGGCTGGTGGCCATGTCCCTCACCTCATCCCAGGACCGCGACGCCATCGGCGCCTGGATCGAAGGCCAAGCCGACCGCAAGGACATGGCGAAGGTGCTGGCCGACCTGCCGACCCTGCAACGCGGTCACGGCGTCGTCTGGATGCCGCGGCACGGCATCCTTCGGACGGTCGCCTTCCCCGCCAACAAGACCTTCGATTCCTCCCGTACGCCGAAGCGCGGCGAGAAGAAGATCAACACTGTCATCGCGCCGCTCAATATCGACGCGCTTCGGGCGAAGCTCTCGACGGTTGAGCTCGAGGCCAAAGCCAACGACCCGACCGAACTGAAGAAGCGCGTCGCCGATCTCACCCGCCAGCTGCAGGACGCGCAGGACCAGCGCGAAACGGAGGCTGGCGCAGGCGCACCATCGGAACCGGACCCGGCGGCGCTCGACGCCGAATACCAGCGCGGCCGAGACGAGGGTTTCGAGGAAGGACGCCAGGAAGGCTATCGGGACGGCTTGCGGGCGCTCGAGCCGATCGCGCCCGTCGTCGCCGATCTGAGCGAGCGGCTCAAGGACGCCTCCCAGTTCACCGCCGATCTCGAGCGGCTGATGCTTGCTCCGATGCCAGCGCCGGCGGCGCGGGAGCCTGTCGCGGCGCCGGCGCGCCATCTGCGCATCCCCGAAGTCGCGCCCGCGCGGCCGCAGCGCGAGGTAATCGCCGCGCCAGCGCCGCGCCAGCGCGAGGCTGGCGGCTCCCTGCCCGGCCCGCAGCAGCGCATTGTCGACGCTGTGCGCTGGTGGGAGAGCGTCGGAGTCATGATGCCGACGAAAGTGCAGGTCGCCATTGTGGCCGAATACAGCCCCGGCGGTGGCGCGTTCAACAATCCCTTGGGCGCCCTGCGATCGGCAGGGCTGCTCAACCCTTCGGCAGGCGATGGGGCCGTCTCGCTGACCCGGGAGGGCCGGCGACTGGCGCGCGCGCCGCAGGGCACCGCGACGACAGCCGAGCTCCACGCCAAGATCATGGCCATCGTTGCCGGACCGCAGCAGCGGATCTTGACCCCGCTGCTCCGCGCCTATCCGCGCGACCTGTCAAAAGAGGCGGTGGCCCAAGCCGCCAATTACGAGCCGAACGGCGGAGCCTTCAATAATCCGCTCGGCGCACTCCGCTCGCTCGGGCTGATCGATTATCCGCAGCGCGGGAGGGTGGTTGCGCTGCCGATCCTGTTTATCGAGGGGAAGCGATGACAGACCGCGAGCGGGCGCGCGAGATCATTGCGCGCTACACGTCAACGACGACAAGAACAGCGCTTGTCCAAGCGGAAGAATACATAATGCAGGCCCTCGCCGCCGTACGCGCCGAGACGGTGGAGCAGGCCATCAATGCGGTTCGCAAACAGCGCTTGTCAAAAGAAGAGGTGCGCGACACGCAAGAGGATCAGGAATGCCGCGAAGTGCATAACGGCACTTGTTCAGTATGCGAATTCGCCATCCGCTCCCTCAAGACCGGAGACACAAATGTCTGACAAGAGCGAAAATCTGAAGATGTTTTCTTTGCCGGTCTCCGACTGCGACTGTTTTAAGGCTGGCGAGATAGGCCCGGACAGTTTTGCAACACCGCCTCCGCCCGCCGGCGAGGTGCCGAAACCGTGGCCTAAGCATGGCGTGATTATCTGGTACGAATCCGAGGAAGCAATGCACGCGGCAATGATCGCGTGCACGAAGGCGCATTGGTGATGTCTGACCCTAAATCCAATTTCCTCGCCGCTGTCGGGCGCATGGCGGGAGCGAGCGGGAATACGCCGCCAGCCGCGCCGGACCGCTTCCATCAAGATGCTGACTTCCTGCGAAGGATGGCCAACCACAAGCAGCTTGACTGGCTCATCCCCGACCGCGAGCGCGTCTTGCGGATAGCCAATGTACTGACTGCGGTTCCCGATGAAATCGACGCAATGGCGGAGAATTACGAAGCCGCTCAATCATCCCTCGCCTCTCAACTCTCCACCATGGAGACGCAGCTGGCCGAAGCAAGAGATGTAATTGCCGCATCTGCAACCGACTTCATTGGCACGCGCGACATCCTCTTGAATGATCCTCTCTGCAAGGAGAGGCTGCCGAATACGATCGGAGAGCTTGGCGAAACCGGGGAGTGGCTGCGCGCCTACGTTTCGGACGCGCCTTCCGCCGTCAAATCCCTGGCCGAACGCCTCAATAAAGCGGAGCGCGAACTCTCCACCATGGAATCCGCGAAGAACGCCGCCATGACCCTCGCGTATGAGCGAGAGGCGGAGATCAAGCGGCTGGAACGAGATCGCGACCATTACCACAAGCTCTACTCCCAGGTATGCGGCGAGAATGACGCGGTGATCGATTTCCTCGGTACGAACGACCGGGACGATCCGCTTGTTGAACATGTTAAAGCCGAGGTCGCGAGGCTCAGAGAGGCGCTGTACCAGTGCGATACCGTCATGATGATCGTCGAGCCACGCAGCCATAAAGCCGAATATCTTGCGGCACTCCGACAAGCAAAAGCCGCCCAATCCCGCACTCCATCCCAAGCATTGGAGCGGATGCGGAAGGAACGCGCCATCATCGAAGCAATTCCACATTGCGACTGCATTTGCGGTGTTGGGCGAACAGTCGCTACATGCGCGAAAAATCCACAATGCCAGATTTGCAAGCTCGTCGCCAATCTCGATAAGCAGGAGCCATCCGATGCCAAGTGAGATATTGTCTCACGCTGAGTTGCGGCGCCTGGATGAGAGTTTCCTGACGATGCTCAAGCGCAAGCCGAGAATGGCGCGCTTTGCAACAAGACCGCGCTGGTATCGGCGAGTATGGGCAATTTGCCATTACGGCATCCCTCTCGCGCTGCTGCTTACCGCTATGGCACCCCTGTTGCCCTTCTATTGGTTGGCAAATAAGGCTGCTCGAGCCGCAGAGTTGCAACTCAAAGGATTCGAGGATTACGGCGCATTCGAGACGTTACTTGCTCGCAAACAGTTAGCGGAGATCGAGCAGGAGCCGAGCGATGTCTGATCCCTCCCAGGAAGAGATAGAGGCGGTGGAAGATGCCGTGCTCAATATTTTAGACCGCCTCACCGAACCCGGCAGGACAAACACACTCAGCGAGATGGCACGGGACATCACAAAGGCCGCCATTTCAGCCCTCGATAGGGTGCGCGCGGAGAAGAAATGACCGCTGCTCGCGCCTCGTTACGGTGGCCGCGGCTATTGGACCGATCGGACGCGGCTGAATACGTGTCGCGCTCGCCTGTCCAGTTTGATCGCGAGGTTGGCCTTGGGATCTGGCCCAAGGCGCTTGATGACGCCAAGATGGCCCGTCTTGCAGGAACTCCAAAATTTATAAGCGAACAGCCTACTTGGGATCGGCTTCTGCTCGACTGGTATATAGAGCGTATGCCAGAACCTTCGTACGTATACTTTATCCAGGCTGGCGACGGCGGCCCGATTAAGATCGGCATAGCCAGATCACCGGAGCGGCGCTTGATAGAGCTCCAGGTTGGTAATCACGCCAAACTGCGAATTCTCGCTCTCACCCCTGGCGGATGGGGCGAAGAAAGAGCGCTGCATGACAAATTTGCAGCCCTGCGATTAAATGGTGAATGGTTCGATCCAGCGCCAGAATTGCTCTCTTATATCGAGGCTATCGACGCATGAGCGACTGGCCCATCACGCTCGAAGAGGCCGGCGAGCGCCTGCGCTGGAAGCGGGGCTATCGAGCCCTCCGCGAGCATTGTAAAAAGCACGACATTGGTCGCTGCGTCGGGCGCGGCGCTGGCGGCATCATACTTGACCAGACCGATTACCAAGCGCTTTACCGGAGCCTACCATGCCCATCGACATCTTCCTCCGCGGCCGGATCTGGTACATGCGGGGAAGCGTCAGGGGAACGCCCGTCTATGAATCCACCAAGGCCCCCGAAGATCGAAAAGACCTCGCCGAAGCGGCAAGGGCGAAGCGGGAAACGGAGCTATTTGAAGCGGACGTTTTCGGCAAGCGGCCAAGTGTACCGTTTCGAGCGGGAGCCCTAGCCTATCTCGCTTTTCAACCAAGATCGCAGCGCACGATCGATTATACAGGTGCCCAACAAGATGACGGTCGCTGGACGGGGCTTATCGGCCATTTCGCCGAGACGGCCATCGAAACGATAAGCCAAAGCGAGGCGGACGAAGCTGCCAGGAAAATATGCGGCGCCGATTCGCTCCCGGCCACAAGAGTACGGGGGGTCTATACGCCGCTCATCGCGGTTCTGAATTTTGCGGCTGGGCGGAAATGGTGCGCGCCGCCAGAGATCACAAAGCCACGGATAGCAAAGAACGCGACCCGGTGGTTATACCCCGACCAGGCGATGGTCCTTATCCAGTCTGCCGCGCCGCATCTTCGGCCGCTCATCCTTTTCATGCTCTGCACCGGAGCGCGGGTCGCGGAAGCCCTCGAACTGGATTGGTCCGATGTCGATTTAATGACGGCGCGCGTCGTGTTCCGCGGCACCAAAGCCGAGGCGCTGAGCAACGACGCCCGGCCCCGGATCGCCCGCCTGCCGCCTGCCGCCGTTCTATCGCTGGCCAATCTGCCGATGCGCGAGGGGCGAGTGTTCCGCCGCGACGATGGGGAGCCTTACGCGGACACAGGACGCTATAGCGGCGGTCAGATTACGAGCGCATGGGCGACAGCTTGCGGTCGAGCGGGCTTGCCGGGTCAGTGGGTAGACCGAAAGCAAGTCAGGCGCTTCCCCGCTCGATGGGTGCGCGCCGCGCCGCACAGCAAGAGCGACAAGCGCGTGAAGCGCCCCGGCTATACGCGCATCGACATGATCAAGACTTTCGTTCCAGAGGTCACGCCACACGACTGTAGGCACTCTTGGGCGACATGGTTCTATTGCCTATCGAAAGACCTGCTGCTGCTCAAAGATGAAGGCGGTTGGGCGTCCCTGACCGTCGTTGAACGTTACGCTCATCTCGCGCCCTCTGATATCGCACCTGCGATCACTGAGGTATGGGGTGGTGATCACCCACGCCTGATCGCGGCGCAAACCAACATCCGTGCAAAGGGCGTGCAGTGATTTTCATGTGCACGAAATCACCATTGAGTTTCAATATCGTATCTATGATGCATGCTCCCTTGGTAAGGGAGAGGTCGAAAGTTCAATCCTTTCCGGCAGCACCAGTTTTCTCCGCAGAAACAGCCACTTCTTGCGTGAGGCGCGCGGAACATAGCCGCGCCAAATTGCACAGATTTGCACCGATTCGACGTGAACATGCGCGGAACATCCGTGCAGAATCCGTGCAGCCCCTCCCAGACCCCAGCACCTGAAGGACAGAAGATGAGCGACACGAATTTTATTTATGAAAAAACGGACGGCTCGCCGATCAAGATGTGGACGAAGGGCGTCCCTGTCGAAGATGAGGCGCTAAAGCAGCTTCACAATACCGCTCGGTTGCCCTTCATCCACAAGCACGTCGCGGCAATGCCGGATGTCCATTGGGGAATGGGCGCGACTGTCGGAAGCGTGATCGCCACGAAAGGCGCGATTTGCCCGGCAGCGGTTGGCGTCGATATCGGCTGCGGCATGATGGCTGTGCGGACGAACGTTCACGCCTCGCAGCTCCCGGACAGCCTCGCTGGCCTGCGCTCTGAGATCGAACGCCGAGTTCCGCACGGACGGACGGACGAGGGCGGTAAGGCCGACCGGGGCGCATGGGGCGATGATTCGACCATCGGGTACGCCGTGACCAAGATGGATGCGCTAGGGCTCAACGAAATCCTCGAGCGCCACCCGAAGTTGGCTGGCTCTGGAGATCGCGGCTGGAGCGTTAACCGAGCGGCCCGTCACTTCGGCACGCTCGGCACCGGCAATCACTTCGTAGAGGTGTGCCTGAGCGTGGACGGCGCGGTGTGGATTATGCTGCACTCGGGATCGCGCGGCATCGGCAACGCCATCGGGCGCTATTTCATCGAGCGCGCCAAAGAGCACATGCGGCGCTGGTTTATCAACCTGCCAGATGCAGACCTCGCCTATCTGCCGGAGGATGCCCAGGACTTCAAGGATTACGTCGCCGCGGTTGCCTGGGCACAGGACTTCGCCCTTGGCAACCGGCAGATGATGATGAACGCCGCACTTGGGGCGCTCAATAGCGTCGTCCCGGGCGCTCAAGCCGCGTTCGGCGAGAATAGCCTAGCCGTCAACTGCCACCACAACTACGTCGCGAAGGAGAATCATTTCGGTGCGAACGTATGGGTTACGCGTAAAGGCGCGGTTCGGGCGCGTCAAGGCGACCTGGGAATCATCCCTGGTAGCATGGGTGCCCGCTCGTACATTGTCCGAGGCAAAGGCAATCCTGAATCGTTCTGTTCCTGCTCGCATGGAGCAGGTCGGGCAATGTCTCGCACAGAGGCCAAGCGTCGGTTCACCGTGGCCGACCATGTGGCGGCGACCGAGGGAGTGGAATGCCGGAAGGATGACGGCGTTATTGACGAGACGCCGATGGCGTACAAAAGCATCGATGCGGTGATGGCAGCGCAGACCGACCTCGTTGAGGTTGTTACCGAATTGCGGCAAATCGTTTGTGTGAAGGGTTAATCTCTGATAGATTCAGCCACATGAATCGACCTCGACCAACGCTCTCTGAAGATCACCCGGTGAACGGGGTGTGGCGCAGCGGTAGCGTGCCTCTCTCGGAAAGAGGAAGTCGCAGGTTCGATCCCTGCCACCCCGACCATCGACAACGGCGACAGCGCATTTAACTCGTGCGTCTGTAGCTCAGCGGATAGAGCGGCGGTTTCCGAAACCGCAGGCCGAAGGTTCAAGTCCTTCCAGACGCGCCATTCTGGCGGCGTCGTTCAATTGGTCAGGACACCGGAATTTGACTCCGGTAATCGCGGTTCGAGCCCGCGCGCCGCTTCCACCGTCTGATTCGACTCCCGCCCTCCCCGCTCCCATCTTACCGGGATGCCCCTCAAATATCGCAGCGCCTGCCCTCACCCCGGCACCCAGACAGACGCCGAACGCGCCGAATCTCATGCCAAGATCAAGGCAAGCGCCGAGAGGACAAAGCGACGCCTAGAGCAGCGGGATGCTGTTGTGGGCGCGCCGAAACCGACGACAGCTGATCCTCTCGACCCCGGCATCGACAGGTGGCTCAGATCCATCGAGCCACGGCTGGAGCTCGTTGTCCGCTACGCCATGAAAGCACGGTGGCCGACCGTGAGAGGAAATCGGAAATTCGCCGCCAGGGTGACCGAATTGGAAGAAAGCACTGGCATCCGTAGGGACGAGGACAGGCTCGCCATGGTCATTGCCGATGCGCGGCTGGTCCAGAATAAGATCGAGGAACTCATCGAGGGACAGCCGAGGCGCCGATGAGCGGCCGCACGATCGAAGAGGTCCAGGTCTTCAAGGACAAAACCGGCATTCCGGATGAATGGCGGGTCGAAGCTTACGATTCAGACGGCGGGATCGAGGTGACGATATTCTCGGGGCCGCGCGCTGAAAGCAGGGCTGGGGCTTATGCGGAGCGGGAATATGGGCGCCAGGGGTAATGGAGTTCAGTATGCAAGAAATCCTTGCACACTGGTTCCCCTCTTTACGCTGCTTCTGATGACGCAATTGCTGGGTTCTCTTGATGCCAGAGCCAGAGCAGCGCGGCGTTGGCAAGCTCGAACCGCACCTGTTGTTCTTCGCGCTCGACATTGCGCTGTTGTGCTGCGTTCGCCATGAGCGGCTGGCGTAGCTTTCTCCACTCCGCGGCTTTGGCCTTTAAGGCTGCCTCCGCAGCTTCCGGCGAGCCCATCACGCGACGGTCTTCCTCTGCTACTGCCATGATCTTGGTTCCCTATCTTTCCTGTGGTCGCTTGAAATAAATCTCCCACCAGCCGTCTGGCGTGTTCGTCATGTGCCACGCCTCCCATCTGTCAGCGCCCATGCGACGTAACTC